TTGCAACCATCAAAGAGGGTGCAGAGCCACGCCAGGCAATGAGGAACTTTATTCCGACTATCAACCTCGGAAGCGGGTCCGGGCTCAAGATCCCTAAGAGCACTTCAGGAAGCTACGCGGAAGAAGTTGCAGAAACTTCAGAAGTTCCACCAACTAATGCGAAGTATTCAGCAGTTGACGTAACCATTAAAAAAATTGGAACCCGGCCGCAAATCTCGGATGAGATGATGGCAGATTCAAACTATGATCTCATTGCCCTGGAAATTCGGAGAGCAGGGGCAAAAATTGAGAACAAGTTTAATAGAGACTCGCTTCTCGCTTGTTTGTCTGCAACCAACATTCAGGAACATGACTGTACCGGTTCAAACCTTGGTCTTCCGGCTCTTGCAAAGGCCCGGGCGAAGGTCAACAAAGTAAACCGGTCTGCAACCAAAATGCTCATCACCCCTGACATGGAATACCAGGTTCTCAGCTCCCTGCTGCCGGTATCCACCAGCGTAGGGTATGAGCAGGTAATGAGAACCGGACAGATTGGCCGAATTCTAGGGCTTGATACCTATGAAACCGCTGTCTCTACCGGTAACAACTCATATGTATGGGAATATGATTCTGATGGAGATTTCGGCGCAATTGTCGCCGACGTTGATGAGTTCGCTCTGAACGTTATCAGGCAGGATATCACCGTAAAGCGGTATGATGACCCTGTAAAACAGATAAAGGGCGGAGTAATTACCATGAGATACGGTACTGGTATCATTGACGCTACAGCCGCGTGCAGGATTGTGTACTGATGGTTTTAACCACCAACAGTGCAAAATTTTTAACTAAAACATATCAGGAGGAGATACAAACCTCCGAAATAAACGATCAGCAGAGGATTAAAGCCCATAGAATTGCCATGACTCCAATCGACACACAAAACCAGAGAGGAAGAAAGGGGTATATATGGCTAGAATAACCTCAGATCTTTTTATCGCTATGACCGGGTGTAGCCTGGACTCTACTATCATAGATTACATCCTGGCAGAAGCGGATCGGCTGATAGATGCGTTCGTGGCGGCACACGGATTATCAATCTCTACCACTGCCGGGGAAACTGCGTGTCTGGCATACGCGAAAAGCCTTTTAGCAGACCGAAACCGGTTCGACGGAACCTTTGATGTATCGATAATGGGATACTCTCACAAGGGGGGCACAGAAGCGATTATCAACCAGTTAAGGAAGGAAGCAGAGGACATACTTATGGCAGAGGCGTCTGGAGGCCTTGGCGCAATCATTTCACGGGTTGATGCGTAATGAGTTTTCCTTCGTCCATGCTAATCCATCAGGCAAACCTTGAGACATCAGAAACCCTTGGCGCAGCTGATATAGCAGGGATAAAGGCAACAGTAAAGGTTTATACGGCCATTGCGTGCCGGTTTGACACTCCAGCGCCCAGTTACAAGCGCGAAGGTGATGCCGGATACCACACTACCAGAACTCCTCAATGTATTGTGCCTGCCGGGACAGCAGCAGTAGAAGGGAAAACCATTGTTGGCCTTACCGCTCCATATGCCAGGACGTACCTGATAAAGTCGGTGAAACCCGCTCCGCTTGCCAGGGGAACTTCTCATCTGGTCCTTGACCTGGAGGCCGTAGATGGCTGATAATGTCGAGATCGAGGGTATGGACAACCTCATCAAAAAACTGGAGTCGCTTGGAGGCACGGTGGTATCTATCCGGAAGGAGATGGTTCAGAACATGGGCGATGTTGCCGATATGATGGCACGAAAAGCGCCTGTAGATACAGAAAAACTCAAGCCAAGCATTCAGGTAAAAGACGATAGCACGGACACAGAGCTCCTGGTTAAGGCCGGGATATTCGCAGAGTCCGCGATAAACTACGCGATTTATCAGGAGTATGGAACCGGTATCTATGCCGAGAACGGCCAGGGAAGACAGACTCCCTGGTTGTGGCAGGTAAAAAGCCAGAAATGGGCTGATATTTTTGGGATTGAAGTGGGGCAGTCGGTTCTCTGGCACGGGAACCAACCACACCCGTTTATCCGTCCAGCCTGGGATGAGAACAAAGACAAGATTGAAGAAAAACTGCGTACAGCGCTTCTTAAACAAATCGAGGTGATATCATCAGCCTGATTAAGTTCATGGTTCGTGATAAACTCCTTGCAACCAGCGGGATCACGTCTCTGGTTTCAACCAGGGTGTATGTTGACGGATTACCAAACTCACCTACGTTTCCGTGCATATCGGTTCATCTCACGTCTGATGTGCCGAACGGGGAGGTTGGAAAACTTAACGAGGTTCGCGTGCAGGTGTCATGTTGGGACAACCCACCAAGGGCAGAAGGAGGATTAAGGAGCCCGGTGAACGTAGAAGCGCTTTCAGCAGCAGTTAAAACCGCTCTCCATAAACCGATACATTCGGATACCAGGGTAGAGCGGTGGACAGTAACCGGCGTAGGTTCGTATGATATTATCAAACGAACCGTAACCGGGGGGACTATGGTACCGCATCCGCTGGATTGGTATCATATCCCAAGAGATGTATTGATTAGTTTCACAGAGGTATAAGAAAAATGGCAGACGTAGTAGCGGCTGATGTGCCAAAAGGCACTGAGGTAAAATGGTATGGTGGCGGTGTAGTCGCACAGGAGACTGTTACAGTCTCTTCAGGACAGGCGAGCGCTAACCTAATTTCACTCGCAAAGTTGGCAGAGTTTGGATCTGTTTGGTTAGTAGTTGACGGTGTGCCCACCGTAGTTTTTGAACGGTTCGGTGGGGCAACTACAGCAGCAACAGAGGCAGACGGGTGCGACTCTATCAACTATACCGGGCTCACAGAGGGCCAAGTTTGTGATATCTATTACATAGATATTGCTACAACCGGGCTTACTCATGTCGCAAGTTCCAAGGACGTTAAGGCTGATACGAAGGCCAGTTCAAAGAAAGAGGCCGTTCACGGGCAGTCAACGAAACTTGTTACTGTCGGTGTGGCAGAATCTACAGCAACCCTGGAACAGCTCACCTATACCCTAGATTTCGTGGGGCTCCTGTTTGGTGACGTTCTGGCAGACTCTCCAAAAAGCGGGTGGAAAAAACTCTCTAACAAGTCTTCAGGGTTTAAGAAGATTGGTTGTCTCGTCGGAAAGCGGGTTAATTCTTCCTCGGCTGTAATTGACAAGTTCTTTTTGATTGGGGCAACTGCTAACAGTTACGGACAGACGTTCCCCACTGAAGACATGTACAAGGAGTCTTTTGCGTTTGACGTTGATTACATTCTTCGTTCACGGATGACACAATAATGGCAGGGAAAACAGCAGCAGAGTTGACCAAGGATAATCCGGAGATTTCAGCACGGGTTCAAGAAAAAACCATTGAGTCTTCAGAAATGCAGACTCTAGCTCAGCGCCTGATGAGGAGAGCTCATTCAGACACTTTTTTTGTGCCTCTGGATGAAGGGTTAGAGATTGAGGTTTACATCCCTACAGACTCGGAAGTTATAGAGCTGGTAAAACTTCAGGCCGACGTGTTTCGGGTTGGAACAGAGATGCAGGCAAAAGGATCGGATATTGCAGCCATTACAACCGGGGTTGATGTTATCGCAGATAGTTACGCACGATTATCAATCCTGCTTGGTAAGCTCTGTGTCGATCCATCCCTGAACTATGAGTTCTTCGTTTCAGGGTGTATTTCGGCTGCAGATAAGGGTGAAATAATAAAATCCATCCTGGAGCACGTAGGGAAGGGGCGGGAACTCGCCGGAAAATTTCGGAAAAACAAATAGCGGGAAGTGGTTGTTCACCCTATGCGAGAAATTGGGCAAACTCCCTCATGAGTTTGAAGATTGCACAGAAGAAGAGCTTGTGTTTCTGTATTCGGCAGTAATTGAAATTTACGGAGTAAAGGATTAATGGACGGCAGTCTGGCAGAATTATTTGTCGTATTATCATTAAAGGATAACTTATCCGAGGGGATAAACGAAAGCGCCAGTAAACTTACCGGGTTTGCAACCTCAGCCGCTGGCGTTGCTGTCGGTGTTGGCGTTCTGTCGGATCAGTTAGGCACTACCGTAGACAGGTTTAAGACTCTTGATTCTGCCGCTCAAGTTACCGCCCTTCAAACCGGAAATACTGCCGAAGAGATGAAGGTACTCATTGACGGGTTATATTCTGCCGATACCTCTCTTGAAGAATCCGCTGCCCTTTTTGAGGCGCTAGGAAAGGCCGGGCTGAAATCAACCGAAGATTTAAAGGCTGCCGGGGATGCATTTGATACCCTCGGCGATGCGATAGGCACACCTGGGGCTGCACTCGTTGACTCATTAGTCCCCGCATTTAAAGCATTCGGGATTGAGGTTGCTGATGCAGCTCAGTACACCGATGGCCTTACTACCATGTTTATGACGACCGGCGTCAGTGCCGGGGAGTTTGGGACAGTCATTACCCGCATGGCCCCAAAACTTGCAGAGAACGGGTTATCCATGAAAGATATGGAGACCGCTCTTATTGGACTTTCAGACAAGGGTATTAAAGGCCGGTTAGCCATGCAGGAGCTTGCAAAAGGGATCGATGAGTCCGCAGATGCTAACAAAGACGGGAAAATATCTACCGAAGAGTTCATGGCGGCGGTTGGACTCACCGGGGAACAGGTTGCAACAGCTAGCGGGATACTTGAGGATTCGGCAGGAGCAACAGAAAAATATGCAGATGCACAGAACGCTGGTATAAGTGCCTCTGAAGGGTTCGCGGTTCAATTAGATAAGGTGGGGATTGCTCTTGGCGGTGTAGTTGCCCCTGCTGGGGATGTTTTAGCCGGGTTAGGTTCGCTCAGTGGAGCCATTACCACAATAGGGGGAAGCGTAACCACATTACAGTCTGTTTCCACGGCCATGAAAGCCATGTCTGGTACGTCAGTTATTGCAGGGCTTGGAGGATTATCAACAAGCATATTAGGGGTGGGAACGTCAATGATGACTGCCCTTATCCCCGCTCTTATTGCAGCAGCTCCAATCATCATAGGGATAGGGGTCGCTCTGGCTGCCCTGTGGGCACTCAATGAGCTGGGCGTGTTCTCATGGATCATTGACCAGGGTAAAGCGTTTGGCGAATGGATCGCAAACTTCGATTTAGGGGCAGCGTTTCAGGGAATTATAGACTTTTTCACCGGTCTGCCGGGTATGATTATTGACGCCATAACTGGCGGCGGTGGCGGGGTAGATATTCCTACGCTTATTGTCGGGATCCTGTTTCCACCTGCCGGGATTCTCATGCTGCTCAATCAGTTCTTTCCTCAAATCGGGGAGTGGTTTGCAGATATCGGAAACAAGGTTCTATCATTTATAACCAGTATAGATCCGGTCAGTATTGCCCTCGGAATAGCCGGGATAATATTCCCACCTGCAAAAATCCTGTCAGAGATGGGGGTTGGGTTGGACGACGTGATTAAGTTCTTTACTGATATTCCTGGGAAAATTGCCGGCGTATTGTCTGGTATAGGGCCAGACACCATTGTAGCCGGGTTATTAGCAGTCATATTTCCCCCGAC